GGATTAGATGCAATAACTCTACGCTGTTCATCACCTTGCATACCAGCTAACTCAGGCACAATCTTGCCCCTCTGCTCTGGTGTAAATCCTAAGAAACGTTTTGCCATCTATTTTTCCTTACTTGCCTACTTGCATCCATACGGCAGTAGCTATGAATGTCAGTACTGCAACTGTTCCTAATTGTACTAAAGTTTTCCAAACACTTTTCTTTGTGTCTCTCCAAGAGTCTAACAAACTACGTAACTCTTTAATATCACTAGCAGCATCCATATCAGATAACCCTAAATCACACAGAGCTTGTTTAGCGCCCTTCTTAGCGGCCCTATCAAGCATAGCTTCAAGTTTCTCTGGGGTCAAGGTATCCATTTAAGTAGCACCATAAACTGTACCAGAATTACTTAAAGAGTAAGACGTTGTTTTTTGAACAGCCGCTCCACCAGCCCCCGCAGATCCATCACTGGATCCACCACTAGCGCCCCAGCCACCACCACCGCCAGAATGACCACCGTTTCCAGAGGTTGACCCACTGTCACCAGCACCACCAGCGGAACCACCCCTGCCATCTGTAGTGCCTGTGCCTGAAGCATTATTCTCACCACCTACGCCCGGAAGTATACGACCACCACCGCCACCGCCATAACTAGCATAAGTGTTGTCACTACTACTAACTCCAGCTAATGCACCAGATCCACCAGCGCCGCCACCAAAGCCATTCCAACTATTTGCGCCAGCTGAGTCTGCACCACTAGCATTTAATGCGCCACCAGCACCGCCAGCCGTATTAGAATATCTCCACCCATATCCGCCAGAGCCACCTCCAGCGCCGCCGCCTCCACCCGCTGCAGTGCCGCCCGGATTGCCAGCACCGCCAGCAGCGCCGCCCCCACCACCTCCACCAGCAATGTATGCACCAGAATAATTAATAATAGTAACACCAGATGACTGCACACGAATTGCAGGTCCACCTGCTAAACCCGTAAAGCTATCTCTATTACCACCTGTGCCACCTTTACCTATGATCTTTCCATAGTTCTTAATCGTACAGGGGATATTAACGATTAGGGCAGCTACAGATGTACTATCTGACCAAACCCATAAGTTGCTTGGTATGACAAGAATACCACCAGAGCTTACGAAGCTGGATGCTGTTATTTGCTGACGCTGCGCTTGACCGTTTACATTTCCTGCAGAGGTGAGTGTTACTTCCGCTAATGCGCCATAAAAATTTGACAAGCTTATAGTGTCAGATGTAGGTACGTTTGTATTATTACTAGTTGTAAGCCCACCATTACGGTAGTACTCACTTAAAGAGTGAGGAGTACTGCCACCAAATTCACTTGCAACATTAGCGAGACTTATAGCGCCTGATGATTGTAATGCCATTACTTAGTCCTTTAAGGGTTGCCATAAGCAGTTATATCATTCTCTACAGTAAGCGCACCTGAAGTACTGAGTTTAAATACAGTATTAGTACCATACTTAATAACAAGGTTATTGCTTGAATCTACCGCAAACGACCAGTCTGAAGCGCCATCAGTAAGTTTAAAGGAGCCTCCTGCACTTATATCACTTACAGCGTGTATATCATTATCAGTAGGAGCGGTTGCATCACCAACACGTAATCCACCAAGTACACCTACGCCAGCCGTAGTAAGTCTAAGCTCTTCATTAGGCGAGTTTCCTGTACCTACCCTAAAACCTATTTGGGATGCAGTGCTAAGATCAATAACACCCCTTTGAGCGCCAGTACCTTGTAAGGCAATCCCTGCTTGAGTACCAAAGCTTGCCCCAGATGCATTTAAGTTCATCCTACCAGAAGTTGTTAAAGTAAGTTCCTCATTACTGGCGTTCCCACCTTGTACCACAAGACTGTCATTTGAACTAATTGTTTGACCACTACCACCATCAACAACAAATGTTAATTTTGTATCACCATCATCTGCAAAATAAAAATTACCGCTATCAGCATCTAATGTTATATCAGTAGAGCTGACCATACTTTGCCCAACTACGTTACCTTCAAAAGTAGATGCAACAACAGTACCTGCAGTGCCAGTAAAAACTTCACTACTGTTTGTGGCCTCTGGTATAAAGGTAAACTTACCACTACTATCATCAAAACCAAAGAAACCTAGTTTAGCAGCGGTTCCATTATGCCAGTTAAACTCAATACCACGATCTTTGTTATCATCTGCAGTAGGCGCGGTATCCCCACCTAGTGTGAAAATAGGATCATCTACAGTTACAGTTGTACTATTTACTGTTGTTGTAGTACCACCTACAGTAAGATCACCGTCTACTGTAAGAGCGTTAAAAGTTACATCGTCAGTAGTACCTACTGCCTGACCAATCGCAACCTCTCCATCAGTAATAGATACACCAGTTCCACCACTGAAATGCGCTCTAGTATCTGTAGCACTTGGCCCTGTGTAAGTAATAACACCTGTATTACTATCGTAAGCTAGAGAACCGTCACCACCAGAGTCCGTAACAGAGATAGCTCCTTTTGCTGCAGTATCCGCTCTAGTAGACGTATAGTAAAGATTAGTGGAACCTTCTGATAAATCATCAGTATCGTGATTACTTACACTTGTGACTTGTCCTGTTAAAGTCGCTGGAACAGCCGCTTGCGTTACGTTACCGTTTGAGTCTGTTTCCTCTACAACCCCGTTATTAAGGATAATTGCTCCAGAGGAGTTTAATACGTCACCCTTTACGTTCCCCGTTAGTAAGCCAGAGAAACCACCGTTACCTGTCACTGTACCCGTAAACGTAGAAGGGGGTGTAACACTAAAAGTAGCCCCTACAGTAGAATTACTAAAATCTACATCGCCCAAAACAGTTAGGTTGTTATCTAAAGTTGCAGCAAGTGTTACATCTAGAGTACCTTGAAAGTCAGCATTAGCACCAGTAAACTGAAGTGCATCTGTAGTACCAGACTTAATTGTCATATTACCAGATACATTGTTTAGGCTACCAAAGTCAACACCAGCATCTTTTAAAAGAATGTTACCACCAGCGACATCTAAAGTCATATCACCAGCAACATCCACAAGAAGATCACCTGATGAAACATCTAACTCATTGTCTGTAAGGGTCATATAACCATTACTACCAGCTACTACAGTATCCCCATCAAGAGTAGCCGCTGAGACAGTAGAACCAAATCTACCATTTTTAAATCTGGCACTAGACGTTGAACCACCAAGATCTATAGTATTATCACCATTAGGTAAAACTTGAGTTGCATTTACTGTAATCTGACCTGCAGGGCCAACCTTTTCAATAGGCGCTCCTGAGTCAGAAGAACTAGGGTCGTGGTTGTGACCATCTGCGCCTTGAAAAGCAACTTTAACGGCGTTAAACTCAGCATTAAGGTCATCAGCATCAATAACCTCATTGTTAGCTATCTGACCCGAACTGTCTTGTCTTGTATATCCTGCCATTTTAGTTTATCCTTACTGTCTTTCGTTAGTTCTAAATTCTAACACTGCAGTGTCTAATTTGAATGTTGGGTTAGTGGAGTCATCTTCATACCTAATTGAAACCGTCTTACCACTACCTAGTGCGAATGTCTCATAAACTCTGTCAGCAAAACTTCCATACTTAGATACGCCGTACTCAGAAGTTGGGGAACCATATAAAGATACTGCACCAGATGTACTTACAAGAGTACTTGTAGGGGGGTCAATCGTAGTACCTCTCCCTTGACCAGCAAAATCGTATGATAGATTTATATCTAGGTTAATTGTAGCTGTTGGTTCCACATAGGTAGTAACTCTGTAAAAAGTTTTTCTTATTTGAGGATCTTGAATAGGCATATAAGGAGATTCATAAATGCATCTTATGTTTTCAGAGTCAAAACTAGAGCCAAACTCCATTTTATAAATGTAACCTGAGTCATTACCAAACACGATAGTTTCAGAGTTTCCTGTAATAAGGCTATCAGATACGTTTACTTTCATACCCACCAGAGTTGCCCAAGCTATGGAATCTGCACCCTGAGAAGAAAATTTTGTTGCTAGTAGTCCGGGTGATAAATCTGATGGAGTAGATGCGTTATAACCAAATATCCTGTACTGAGATTTTTCTCTTATGACTAAAGAAGAAAAATTATTAGCAAGTTTTAGGAAAGACTCTGTATCTTTTTTAATAGTAGAAGATGCAACAGCTAAAGCAAAGTCACCAATTCTATCAGTAGCAGATAGTAACCTAATACCATCAGAAGATAGGTACATAACATCCCCACCTACCTCTTGAA